CTTCCGATCTATGGAATAGTTACTGCTTGGTGTGAAAACAAACTCGCTGTAATGGCCAATACGCCTGAGTCCATTAGTATGTTAAAAAGCATATACAACCAGTTCATAAACAATGGTATGACTATAGCATTTGTGACTACTGGTAACCCATTTGCTAGAACTTCCCTTGCTCTACTAGTGCCTAATAAGATACCAAGCCATCATATTGATGCTATGGAACAGTTGGATAAGAATACCTTAGTAGTGAATAGATCAAGGAATAAGCTTAACCTACATGATAAGATAGTCAGGAGTAGGAAGCTATCCAATGTGTCAGTCTCATATGAAGTTAACAAAGAAAATGTAAATACTGAGTATGATGTCATTGTATGGGTTAGATCAATGGAGATGCATGGATGGTTTAGAGTAGAGGATGTTCTGCAATTCATAAAGGATGATGTTAGCATAGAAGAAATGTCTAAGAGAAGGATACATGGCCACTAGAACATTCGATTTTGAGAATTTTGGTTCCTTTTTTAACAGGACAATGTTGGAGAGCAGTGAGAAATGGGCAGAATGGGCCCAAGAAATTCCTTCACTATCATTTAAGCCAGACTGGAAGGTCAAAATAATCCCACCATATGGTGGGGCAATGGCTAGGTTTGTAGTATCAAGAGGATCTACATATGTGAGTGTCTACCTAGATGTAAACGATTCACTTGGTGTATGTGGTTATCCATACTGGGAAATTTACCCATACAAAGGCGAAGCCTTTAGATGCTCAATTGATGAAGTTGATGAGCTCATTGAGGCAATAGACCTATCGTTGGGTAACAAGCGTGTTAAACTAAAGAGTAGACAAAATGGATAATATTGTAGAAGTAAAAAGAGAGACATACATCATGCTGAAATCTGTGATACTTGGGTATGATGTGAACTACTGTAGTTACTCAAATTTTGAAGTTGTCATAAGGACTTACTACTTCTTATTCTTCTCTATTGTGCAGTACAAGATCACTTTATTTAAGGATTAATTTTTTTTACTCGTTTTATTTTTGTATATTTGTTGTGTATTTGTCTTTAGCATGAAAATAGTACTGAACACTCACAGAGATGACATCATAAAAGAATTCATACTCTTATCATCAAATGATAAGGTAGAGATAATAGTGGCCAAGCAAGAGAGGGTTCTATTTGACTGTATTGTATTAGGAGATGTTGATGCTATAGTGGTGGATAACCATGGAGTATACTGTCAGAACGCAGTGGACTTTGCAAAGAAAAAACAACCCTACACGCCTATGGTCATTATTGGTGGTGACGGTATAGATAAAACTATGAATGCTGACATCTACATACCATATGTTGAGTTTGGGTACATGTACAATATCCTAATGAGGTGTATCGCATCATACGAGAAGAACTTCTCATCATTAAAGAAACTTACTGCAAAGAGCAATAGGGTTGTTGAATTTGGGGAATGTGCATTTGACCCATCAAAACGTACCCTCTATAAAAATGGTGTTGAAGTGGCCAAAATATCAGAAAAGGCCAGTGGCATACTCTATGTACTTGCAATAAACTATGGAAGACTTGTACGTAAAGAACTCATTTTACAAAAAGTTTGGGCAAAATCTGACTTTTTTTCCAGCAGGTCAATGGATGTATACGTCACCAATATAAGGAAAACTTTTAGGGAATGTGGTATAAACCTAACAATTCGAACAGTATCAAAATCAGGGTTAATTTTAGAATAAATTAATATGGCTAAAGTAGATGTAAATTCCCTTCTTACGGATGAAGAGGTCAAGAAAATAATCAGTAGTGTTAACAAACGGTTCAAGAGAAGAAAGCTGAAAGAAAATGTATACTTGGGCAGGTCAATTATGCTTACATTTGACGCGTTCACACTCTTAATGGAAAAGGTTAAACGTGATATACAAGTAAAGTATGAATCAGAACAAGTAGAAATTAGGGTTTCAATTGATATGTATGGTCTGTGTGTGTTTGTTATACGTGATGAATCGGATAAAGAGTACAATAAAAGAGTACATGATGAAATTGTAAAAAGAACCACCAAAAAAGCCCAGACTATTCTAAACAAAAGAGAACAAGAAGAGAAGAAAAAACAGAGACAAATACAGTCGCTGAAGAAAATTATGAATGAACTAGGTGATGGTGTGTATGAGGCTTTCGCTAAAATAAATGATAGTACTCCAAAAATTTAACACTCTTTAACACATTAGCATTAAGTTTTTTGATATATTTACACCATACACAACACACAAAACAATGAAACGACTACTAACTCTACTTTTCATCTTATCAACACTTAATGTGTTCGCCCAGAACACTGACGTCATGAAAATGATGGGTGTTGAGCCTAGGGTTCCTGAGGCAACTGGTTGCAAGTATATACCTTACAAGGTTGACTCTACAATTTACTTAGTTTCATACAACGCAATACTATCGTTCAATAATAGAGTCACCCCTCAACCATTAACAAATTTTACCATTCATGGTGATACTATTAGAACCTCCTTGCCAAAAAAAGACGCTAAAAGCACATTTAGAATACTAGGCGTTATAGACCAAACATCTGACACAGATGGTTCTTACACAAGATTACAATGTGTTGACAATGCAGGTGGAATGGTGGCAGTTGCTTTATCATTTCAGCTTGATACTTGTATTGCTATAATCTATAGGAATAGCACATACCTTTACACAGTGAAGTTAGGTCAAATTCCGCAGGATAGTGTGTACATAGGGGATGAAGAACCTGAGATCTTAGGCAGTAAAAATTTTGAAAAAGATAAGTACCTAAAATAATATGGCAAAGAAACTAACCAAAAAACAGACCAAAGAATTCGCCAGGATACAATCTGGGTTGTTGATATTCAACTGTTCAGGTAGTGAATTTGAAGGTACTGATATATCAGATGAAGAGGCTGAAATGTGCTACCAAATGATGGCGAAACAGTATGAACGACTACTGAGGGATGACGAGCACAAATTGGGAACAACCCAAATGATCATAAACTACGTACGAGAACATTTTTAAACCTGAAACTTTTAAACAAATCATAAAATTACACATATGGCAAGTATTCTAAAACCTAAGTCAAGGAAACAACTAATTGAAGATTTTTGTGCATCAAATAAGGTGTACAGTAATGAACTTAAAAGACTAATGACAATGTACAGGTGGTGGCACAGGGGAATGTTTGTATGGATTTACTCTGTACTTCAACTCATCCTAGGTATGTCCATAGTAGTGAATAACATCATATCCCAGAGTAGGGGGTACTTTTGGTACCCTGTTAAATGGGGGGGAATTCACCCAGATCATCAATATTTTTTGGGTGATTTCGGCATATACCATAGGCGTGGTAATATTTATTCTCGCTATAAAAAGGCTAACTGACTTCCATGAAGAAAATTAATGTGGTAACTGAGGCTCTCCAGGAGGGCCTTAGGGGTCATTTAGACCCTAAGTCAAACTTAAACCCAGCCATTTTGGCTGAGTCCATTATGACAAGACTCAATGTACTATCTGGGTTGGACTACATAAATGGTGATAATGATTTTGCACAAAGGGCCCTACTATTGGATGAGAGTACACTTGCTGAAGCATTCGCAGTACTCCATGAAGATTGGGGAAAGAGTATGCTACCTAGTGATAAGGCATATGAAATGCGTGCTATACTTAGGGGAAGTTTAAAACCATGCAAGTCGTTTACTAGTTGGGTGAACTTTATAGTGTTCTTATCCCAAAAAGTAAACGAACATGAAAAGGAGAATTACAATGAAAATTTACAAATGGGAAGGTAAGGGCCACTACTTAGGCGCTGCAGTAATTTGTGTCGCAGACTGCATGAAGACCGCAAAGGGAATAATTGAAAAAGAACTTGTTGACAATGGTCTTGCTTCAAGCTGGGAGCAATCACAGGAAGTTGAAGAAATTGAAGTGAATGACTGTAAACTAGTTTATGTTGATAATGGCGATTACTAAACTACCAATATGTATGAATAAAAAAGGTGTTAACAACGATGTTGATTTTTGGAAAGACGTGCAGGAATTTCTAAAAGGTCAGCTACCTGATGACTTCCAAGAAAAGTTAGATAAATATGTAACCGACAAAGGTTATAATAGTAATGAATGTAGGCTTTTTAAAAGTATGCTAACTGAAGCCGTAGGGTTATATGGAACAGTGATGGTCATAAAACAATGCTCAAATGAAGATAAAAATGAAAAGCATACTGGCGCCTAAGACCCCTGATCAGATTATAACTGAATTTGCTGTACGACATAGGACAACGGACAAAGAGGTAAAGGACCTAATCAAAAACGTTCAAAAATCTAAGTCTCTTGTTGTAGTACTTCTAGTGTCAATACCATTACTAATAGTTGGGTTGTCTGTTTTTGGGGCCGTTATGTTTAACTCAGTAAAAATGTTATATGTGTTCTCGGAGCCTGAAAATTTCTTTCAAATAATACTAAATAACGGCGTAGTTGTAACGATATTTGTTCTGTCTGCACTATGTATAGCTATAGGGGGTTCACTGATACTTTCAAAAATTGACCTATGATAAAAATATACGTAGGAGAAATCACTCGTCTTTTTAGTAACCAAATATTTGTGTTTGGCAGTAATACAGAAGGTCGTCATGGAAAAGGTGCAGCAAAGGTTGCATTGGATAAATTTGGGGCAAAATATGGACAGGCTAGTGGAAGACAGGGCCAATCATATGCCATAATAACCAAGGACTTGACCAAGAAAATACACCCTAGTATACCAGAGGATTTTATAGTTGACCAAATAAGAGTACTCTATGAGTATGCTAGGCAGAATAAAAACCTCGAGTTTTTAGTGGCATACACCGCATTGAAACCTAACCTAAATGGCTATTCAAATGATGAGCTGGCTAGGATGTTCGCTAAGTTTGAAATACCTGCCAATATTATTTTTGGCGCAGAGTTTGCAAAGTTGGTATGCCAGTACAACTTTAGCTATTTTCTAGAGTACGCTAATTCTCTAACATAAAATTTAATATGAAACCAAAATTCAACAATAGGCCAAACACTGAGCATTCATTAGATGGAAAGACCATCTGGAATAGTAGGAGTGTTGCTGTCGTAGGAGTTATCATAAGTAGGGTAAACAGTAAGCTCTACGTTCTAATGGAAAAGAGGTCAAGTATCATGGACCACCCAGGCAAATGGTGCCTTCCTTGTGGGTACATTGACTGGGATGAGACTGGGTGGGAAGCTGTCATAAGGGAGATCTACGAGGAAACAGGACTTTACATGTTTGACCACAAAAGTTTCAGTAGTCTTTCTGGTATGCAACCATTCTTTGTCAACACTGACCCCAAGGAGAACCGACAGAACATATCATTATCATATGGGTTCGTATGCCCCAACCTAACAATTCCAGTACATAGCAATCCAGAAGTTGATGAGGTTAGGCTCATAGACGTACTAGACCTTGATAAGTATGATATAGCATTCGACCACGCGGAACGGGTACGTATGTTCATTGATAAAACACCGTACCTATGAAAGTTACAACAAAATTTGCTAAGGACCTAATTAGGGTAATTGAAACAAAGCTATTGCATGGTTCCATGGGTTTCTACATACCTGATAGGTTTAAAGCCCATTGGATTGAACGTGTATTCATTGATTACGAGGCAACAGTCGACCAATGCACATTGGACTCTGATGGACTATGGGTGCTAAATGAGCCAAACCATAACAATCATTTGGTTAAATTCTTTTGGCGTATTGAGCCAAACTACTGTACTGCAGGTAGACCACTCTATGATACAGATAGGGTTAATACTATATTTAACAACTCAGAGCATAAAAAATCTGTACTAAAATTTAAGGAGTCAGAGGTGTGCCTTGAATGGTTTGGGTTCAACCCTCCAACCGATACATGTTGGGGACTACGTAAAAAACCAACCAATGTAACCATATACCATAATGGTACTCAAATATTCTGTGTTGAATTAGGTAAGGGATGGAAAAAACAACTTACAGAATTCATAGAAGAGTACTATGCATGGGAAAAATACCACTTTTAATTATGGAAAGAAAAAAAGTTGTAGTTGTAGGTGCTAATCCAGAAGAGGTGTCAAAACTAAAGGAAGAATTTGGTGATGATATTGAACTAATCGATAGGTTAGAGTCACCAGTAGAGGAGTACCGTCTATACAATAGAGAGGTAGAGTACCAAATGGACATGATACAACGTTACGATGAGTTTTTATATGGTGGTCAATCAAGGGCCCAACGAGAAGCTGAGTTACAACCGGTTAGGAACTCTAAGGTAGACCCTAAAATTGGCAGGAATGAACCTTGTCCATGCGGTTCAGGAAAAAAGTACAAGCATTGTTGTTCAAAATAGTTTTTTATCTCACAAAAATGTTGTATATTTGTTTAAATTAAATGTATAAAGCCATGGTTAAAAAATATGCAGCATTTATTATTACTGATAAGGGTAAACTGAAAAAATTTGGTGACAATCACTATGATACAGAGGCTGATTGTTTTGAAAAAGAAATAAAGGACGCTAGATTTGGCGAATTTGTCATTCTGCCTATTTATGTTCAACTCTAAAGTTAGGAAATCATGAAAAGGTATAAATTAATTGACAGGAAAACTGGTAAGATAACTGAATATGGTACATTTGAGTGGGAACTTTCTTGGAAACTTGTATTTATATTAGGAATTGGAACTGGTATACTAATTGGATTTTACTGGCTATAATCAAAAAATACTAACTAATTGTCGATATGACCTACACAATACAAGAACTAAGAGATAAGAACCTCATAATATTCGAGGCAAGAATGGGGTCCCACGCTTATGGAACTGCTCTTCCAACATCTGACATAGACACAAGAGGCGTGTTCATACAACCTTTGGATGATGTTCTTCAACATGGGTACGTTGAACAAGTGTCTGACGATAAGAATGACACTACATTCTACGAGCTAAAACGGTTCATGAGTTTAGCCAGAAAGAACAACCCCAATATAGTGGAGATACTGTTTGCTCCTGAGGACTCGGTACTAATTGAAACTGTTGAATGGAAGATGATCAAGAAGTTCAACAAGAATTTCTTAACTACACTTTGCCTCACTACTTTTGGAGGTTATGCAATAGCCCAAATAGAGAAGTCAAAAGGGTACAATAAGAAGATGAACTGGGAAGAGAATGACACAAAGAGGAAGAATGTGTTGGACTTTTGCTATGTACTTGTGAACAATGATTCACTACCACTGAACAAATGGTTAGGTTCTGAAAACCATACCATGTATGGACTATCAGCAATGGACCATACTAGAGGAGTTTATGCGATGTTCAAGGCACCTGAGGGAGAAACTTGGGGTGTTGTGTCAAATGAAGAGACTGCAAATGATGTCATGCTGACTTCAATACCAAAGGGTCTAAAACCTGTTGCTTACCTATCGTTCAATAAGGATGGGTACTCTTCACACTGTAAAAAGTACCAAGAGTACACTACATGGTTAGAGAATAGAAACCCTGATCGTGTCAAGATGAACAAGGACCATGGTAAGAACTATGACTCTAAGAACATGATGCATACATTAAGGCTCATAGGTGTCGCTGAGGATATTGCTAAGCAGGGTATTGTTATTGTTAAAAGACCACCTGAGGAGATAGAGAAACTCATGAGGGTTCGAAGAGGAGAGTATGAGTATGATGACCTACTCAAAGAGGCAAGGGAAAGGATAAAAGGCCTTGATGATCTTTTTGCTAAGTCAAACCTTCCTGATTCAGTATCATATGATTTTGTCTCATCACTTGAACTAGCAGTAAGAAAACTAAAATACGGGAGGTCATAACAATGGAATTTGAACTACTAAGACATTTAATTGAAGAGTTGAACCAAAACAACTCAACTCTAGATAAGGTTAAGGTTTTGTCAAAGCCTATGTATGACAATGAGTTTATTAAAGGGGTTCTTGAGGCAACTCATAACCCCTTTAAACAGTACTATGTTACCCCTGATAACCTAAAGAAACGTAGTGACCTCGTGTCTATGTTCTGTGAGTATGAGAGTATTTTTGACCTGCTCAATGCCCTTAGCTCAAGGACTATCACAGGACATGCTGCAATAGCTGAAGTTAACTCATTCATTAAGAGTAATAAAGAGTATGCAGACATAATCTACAACATACTTGATAGGAACTTGAAGACTCGCGTATCTGAGAAACTTATAAACAAAGTGTTCCCTAATTTAATACCATCGTTTGATGTGGCCTTGGCCAATAAGTATGATGCTAAAATGGAGGAACGCGTTGACTTTGTCAAGGACATTTGGTACGCCAGTAGGAAACTTGATGGACTAAGGTGCATTGTTGTTGTTGACTACAATGGTGTTGTAAAAGCCTACTCGAGAAGCGGAATTGAATTCTTGACCTTATCCGTTATTATAGATGCAGTACAACGTTTAAATCTAAAGGGTGTTGTATTTGATGGAGAGGCATGCATAGTAGATAGTGATGGCAATGAAAATTTCCAAGCTATACTAAAGGAGTACAATAGGAAGAACCACACAATAAAAAATCCAAAGTACAAGATTTTCGATATGATCAGTTTTGAAGAGTTCACTCAACTTCAAGGTAAAGTGACCTTTTCAGATCGTATAGAGCTTCTCCGTAAGACTGTTACCCCAAACAATACATTGGACATTGTACCTCAATGGAAAGTTGAGTCAAAATCACACCTAGTAGAGTTAACTGCAATGGCAGATAACAATGGATGGGAAGGGATTATGATTAGGAAGGATATTCCATATGAAGGAAAGCGTTCCAACAATATGCTAAAATGCAAGAATTTCCATGATGCTGAGTATACTGTTGTTGATGTGGAGTATGGTCCGTTTAGGGTCATTGTCAATGGCTTGGAGGTCACTGAGAATGTTCTAAGTAACGTTGTTATTATCCATAAAGGGTGCAGGGTTTCTGTTGGTTCAGGGTTCTCTATTGAACAACGTAGGCAATTCAAAGCAGATCCAAATGGTATTCTTGGAAAAACCATAACGGTTAAATTCTTCGAGGAGACAACTAATCAAAATGGTGAGTACAGCCTAAGGTTCCCTGTTGTAAAAGCTATATATGATGGAAAAAGAGAAGTGTAGTACTTGGAGTAGGCTGTCCCTATGGTGGAGGCAACTCATGTGTGAGCATGCGTACAAGGAAATCTCTGTTGAAGAACTACGAACACAAAGGGAGAAGTATGCTGCATTCTACTATGCTAATTTTACATACAGTCTTCACACATACAAGTGTTTAAAATGTGGTAAGGTTGCCTATAGTGAAAAACGAAAAATACACATATGATAGGGTACCTTATTGTTCTTCTACTTATTCCTGCTGCATTTGTCGCTGCATACATAAGTTACCGTGTTGAGAAGAGGAAACGTAAAAGGTTCTTAAAACAAACACATGAATTTTTTAATGAATAATGGCAAAAGACTACAAATCAATAGTACAGAAGTATAGGGACTGGCAGTTGAAACCAGGAAAGTATACTGTTGAAGAGGTCATAGGAGAAATTCTGTCAGATATCGAAGAGGGTATTAATTACCCCAAAGTTGACCTAAATGCTATGTATGAACGACAACATGCTAATGGGTACACAACATCCATAAGTGAAGAGCAATGGGGAGTTCACAGAACACATTGCTGCATTGTTCATGGGTGTAAGTATATGGATGATGATTGCCCTGTTGTACTAGGTATTATCAAACAGGATTATGAATGCGAATTCTGTAAAGACGATGAGAATCAATCCATTTAACTACATATTTAAACGGTATAGGGTAATATCAAGGTTTGCTTCTAATGAAGTATATGTATACACCCCACAAATAAGGGTATTCTTTTCATGGAGGTACTTGATGATAAACCACACCGGACGTGTTGTAATATCTGACACAAGCTACCATAATTTTGAGAGTAAGCAAAAGGCCCTTAACGTTATAACGCAATGGAAAGAGGAAAAATGGAAGAATAAAATAACAATAGACTACATATGAGCGATACTAGGTATGCAGAAAGAGAGCTTGACATATTGGCTGAACAAATTCCTAATTCAGTAGTATTACCATTTAGGGACCAAATACTTGCAATATGTGAGGCCTTCTTAGAATCAGGCCAATCTGGAATGTCTGCACCATTTGTTGCAACTGCATTATCAAACACCATTAAAAACTACTACTCTTTGAACCTATATGTGATATTACGGGTGATGAAAGTGAATGGGATGATGTGTCAAGACACGCGGTGTTCTTCATTGTTTAAAAATGAAAATGGTATTTGTACATATGGCCAAGCCATAGTATGGAGAGGTGAACAGGAGTATGATACATACACAGGAGGTGTGTACTCTGGAGTAGGTGAATTTGAACTAATAAGCAGTAATCAATGTGTAAAGTTTCCATTTAAACCAAAAACATTCTATGTTGACGTCATTAGGATTCCTATATCTAAAGAGCTAGCTGATCTAAGGGATATACATTACACAGAAGATGGGTCAGGGGAGTGCTACTACTCTGTAGTAAAAAACCCTAAGCAACTCGAAGAGGTATTTAGTTACTACACTAAAAGGGTTCTTTAAAACTTTTACAATTCTTATACATACAAGTCAAAAAATTATGTCATCTACAGTACAACAACTATTCACAGAGAGATTTAGGCCAAAAACAGTGGCACAACTTATAGCGCCTGAAAGGATTAAAACTGAACTAGCACAAGGCCTAGTTCAAAACGTACTATTGTATGGATCCGCAGGAACGGGAAAAACATCATCTCTATTTATCCTTGCGGAGGGGCACCCATCACTGTACATAAACGCGTCGTCTGAAAGGGGTATTGACACTATTAGGGATAAAATTTCTAGGTTCTGTTCTACTATAAGTCTAGAAGGTGGTTCAGAGAACTTAAAATGCGTCATACTGGATGAGATTGACGGGGCAACTGATGAGTTCTTTAAGGCGCTTAGGTCAGTGATGGAACGGTATGCTCCAACGTCGAGGTTCATCGCCTCATGTAACCATATACAAAAAGTACCAGATGCCATTCAATCTAGATTTCATTTAGTATCATATGATCCTAAGAATAAAGATGAAGAGGACCATTTGGTCAATGAGTACAAAGGTAGGGTTTCTAAAATACTAGATGCCACTAAAATATCATACACTGATGAAGTACTCACAAAGTTTATTCTGAATGACTTTCCCGACATGAGGTCACTCATGCAAAAGATACAGAGTTACTACATTAGAGGGGTGAAAGAACTTGACCCTAAGAACTTTAACATCAACTATGACTTCAAGGATTTATTTGACCTGTGTGTGGCAAGGCCTAGTCCTGTTGACAACTACAAGTTCATAGTGTCGCAGTATGGTAATAGGGTTGATGAAGCACTTGCTGTATTAGGAAGGGATTTCATTGAGTACATAAAAACTAATGTTCCACAAAAGGTAGACTCCATACCGCTTGTTATCATATGTGTTGCTGAGTACCAGTACCAAAAACAGTTTGTTATTGACCCGCTCATAACACTACTAGCATGCTGTATGAAGATACAGACAATAATGAAGTAGTATGGTCATAAACACAAAGTACAACTATGGTGATATGCTATGCTTTGCCACTGCAACAAAGGTTATTGGCGAGGTAAAGATTGTTAGGGTAAAGGTAGAGCGTATTAATATTCAGGTGACACAAGACGGCGCCACTATAATCTACAGTGTAAAAGGAAATGGGTGCAAACATGATATACAGGAGTGCTTTTTGTTCAAGAATGAAAGGGACCTTATGGGGTCATTTTCAGAAAACATAAGAACTACTATTAGTGGTAAAGTAATCAGTAAAAAGGATAAAGTTAAGACATCAGAAATTAATAACATACAAGACTTCCTACGTCGCATAAATGGAGAATCACACATATATGATGCGGAAATTGACGGGTTGTTTAGAGATGAAGAATGTGATGATTTGGAATGCCCGTTTGAAGATAACGATCCTGACAAGGATATAGTAAAATGGAGTGATAGGTAGACAAAACTTTATATAGTTGTTTTCATACAATAGTAAAAAATAGTTATGACAAATGTAGTAATAGACCTCTCTAATATGGTGTTTCGTTCAATGTTTGTTGTTGGGGGCTTTGGGGCAAAAAGCTTTACATTCGATACACAGTATGAAGTAGACCAGTTAATGAGGAAGATCTCAACTGACGTATCATACATTATTAGGCAGGTTAACGGTTCACGGGTTATATTTGCTTTGGACTCTAAATCATGGAGAAAATCAATAGCCATTGATGAGAATGATGGTTACAAGGCAAATAGGGATAAAAATGGCGCAATCAATTGGGAGAATGTATTCAATGCACTCAATGAATTTGGGTCTATTATGCATGAGAATGGGTTCATCGTGTCAAAAATAGACAATGCCGAGGCAGATGACATCATATCGTTATGGAGGGATGAACTCTTAGTTAACCAAGGACAACATGTTGTGATAGTATCATCAGATGAAGATGTTAGACAACTAGTTGGATCATTCCCAACTGAAGATAAACTATCGTTCTGTGTGGTGTTTAACCCATTTGCAGCAGGTAAACCAGCCACAAAAAAAGTATTTGTTCCTGCACAATTTGAAGAGTGGCTAAACACCAATGATGAGGGTGATATTTTCAATAGGAGCATTGATGTTGACAAGGAGGATTTTAGACGACTTAGGGACAGTGACAAGATAACAGTAGAAACCATAGATGGCCCATCAATAGCGCTCAGAAAGGTATTTTGTGGTGATGATGGGGATAATATTCCATCTATATATAGTTGGCTGGGTACCAATGGCAAAGTTGTTAGGATCACAGAGTCAAAGTTCCAAAAAATAGTGTCATCCATAAATGCAAAGAGCTACACGGATATTATGCCAAATAGGGATAAGGTATTTGAACACCTTACAACTATAGCAGGACATACACCATCCATCAACATCAAAGATCGAATTGAACGTCAACTTAAACTAGTCGTACTAGATCGATCGATGTTCCCAAAGGATATCGTGGAAAAGTTTGATGTACACATCGTCGATGAGTTAAAGCGACCCTACATACAAGCCCAAAAGTACAATATGAACACTATGCTTAGTGGTACAAGATATGTAAGGAGTAAACCAGGCACCGAGTCATCTATATTTAGGGAGTTTGACACACTAAACAGTAAATTGTATTAGTAAATTACTTATATTTACAATTATTACCATGCCAACGGTTATAATTACCTATATTACAAATTTTTTTACAGTGTTCACATTGTTTTTGTCGTTTAGCAGATAAACTCATTTTTTGCTTTGTTTTATCTGATATGTGTTCTTTGGCTTTTTTCATATTATTAATAGTTTCTAGAGAAACTTTTTTGCCTAAATTAACGCCTGGCTTACCAAAAAGTGGATGATTTGATCCAGAACGTTTTCCCTTCATTGAAAGACCTATTTTTTTCTTTGTTTCACAAGAATGTTTTTTACCTTTTTTCTGTAAACTCATTTTTTCTTTTGACTCATTAGAATGAAATCGTCCAAACATACCATTATTTTTTCCTTTGGCTAGGTTTTTTTGTCTTCTTGATTTACTTAAATTTTTTTTATGTTCATCAGAAAAAGCAAAAGATCTAGAATTAAATAATTCTTTGCAATACTGATAATCTTTAGATGTAACTTTTCTATCTAGACGTTTATCATTAACTAAACGATTAAATGCATAAATTAATTTATTGTTATCATATATGTATATTAACAATTTATGGCAAATAAAATGTTCTCTTGCTGTTAATAAAACTAAGTTTTCTTTTTCATCACTACCTCCTAAACATTTAGGAAATATATGATGTTTTTCATAATAAATACCATTATGTTTTATTCTAATTTCAGACTTAGCATTTTTAATTATAGAATCATAAATTTTTTTGTAATTCATTTTAAAACCTTTTATCAATTTATTTATAATATATATCTATGAATGTATTTGACTTAACAAAGGTTATGTTCGAGAATCCTGGAGAGTACTCTAATGTAAACCCGGGAGAAAAACGAAAGCATTTCTTTATGCTTAACAGAAGGTTTGCCATAAACTTTCCCCTTCAGGCACATGCCCTACAACATGTTGGAGTTGATGAAGTAGGGGTGGTTGATTTCTGGCAGAGGTTCTTGAGAAAACAGTACAATAAGACTCCATTCTGGATGTTCGTTAAGGGTACAAAAAAATCCCAAGAAGAAAAGGAAAAGAAACTAAACATAAAAGAGGCAACAATAAAACAGTTTGCCTCTACATATGGATATGACCTAAAATCAGTTAAAGAGGCCATTGATGTATTTCCAGACCAAATGAAAAAAGAGCTTTCTCAATTCCAAAAAATGGTTGAATCATGAAATCTATACAGGTATTATGTGCTGTTATGGCACTATGGAAATTACTAGAGATAGTAATATCCCCTTACATATGGCGTGTTGCCGTTCAAAACTGGGAGAATAGGCCAAGGACTAAGATTAGACTAGTAACTATAGCTTCTCTTATCTATGTTGTGAGCACTACACTTGTTTTGGGTTGCATTAGCACTTTGGGTAATAGGCGTGATAAGTACTCTATCGTTATTCCCATATGTTAAACGATCAGATAAATTTAACATACATGTATTCTGTATTATGTGTGTTGATTCTATAATTAGCATATTTTTGCTACTATCTGCTATATGGTAAAGCGTCGTATTGGTAAGCGGTATAGGGATATCATCACAATCAAAAAGGTTGTTGAGGTATACAGTAAAGGCGGAATAGGTGCTGTTAAAATCCTACTGCAAAGTCCTTACCATGACAGTGAATGGTTAAAAAAGATAAAAGGGTTACTAGATAATAATTGTACTGTATCAGCTGAGGACGAGATACGGTTAGTAGCAGCCAACATTCTGCTACTTAAAGATTTTGACACTGAAACATTAAACTATAAGGAGGAACATGAATGATTAGTACAGAAGACAATGTATCAATTAAGGACTTAAGTATCCTTGAGATTGTGCCAAACCAAGTTGATGGAGTGCTTGTTCTTGCACCAATTGATGGGAAGGTAACTTGCCACATCCCGCAGGATATGAACGGGGAAAGGTATAAAAGATGGAGGAATGGAAAAGGTGGGTTGTTCTTTTCTGACGTTAAACGACAAGTAGAAGGTAAAAAGGTAGCTAGTTATGTTCTACTTGATAACGGGAAAAAATCAATCTTTAGAATAGCCAGTGACAGCGAAACTGGAAAACTAAAAGACGCTGGATTACTTGATGGCAAGTTGAAGGATAAGTTCTACACAGTAATTAGGGATCTTGAAGAAGGGGATTCATTGACAACATGTCAACTCAGATATATAAAACAAACCCCATTAGAATTGGAGTTAGAGATAAATCAAAATACACCCTCAGAAGAAGACCACGAGGACAGTTATGACAATCCAAAGGGAAATTTATCCCTATTCACGGATTAGCATACTCAAATGTTTTACTGCATTTTTATATCTCAAGGGAAATTATTAAATTAGCCCTTGAGATATGGGTCTGTTTTTTAGACTCGACTAAACTAACTTAAATCGTTATGAAAACATTAATTTTCCAAAAGTTAAAACCCATTATGCTCAAGCTATCTTTACTACTACTGCTTGCTGTATTTAATATTATGGAGTTTAAAGCCGGAGAAACAACTCTCAATGCGCAGAATACAAATGAAATGGCGTCATACACAATGTCCGTTAAGGACAGGAGCAAGAACCAACTCATACAAGAGGTTGATAAGTACATAAAGTCCATGGCGCCTGATAGTAAACTATCATCGTCGTTGTTGGTAGAAAAATGTCTATACTATGATGTTGATATTGTTTTTGTATTGGCACAGGCTGTTATAGAATCGCATTTAGGGACTAAAGGTGTTGCGAACACAACAAATTCTGTATGGAATGTTGGAACATATGATAACGGCAAACCAATATACAAGTACAAGCACCCTGATGATTCAATAGATCCATACTTAAAGCTTCTACGTACAAAGTACCTAGTGTCTGTGAACTCAAAGGGCGATACACTTAAAAAGGATGTGATAAAGCTTATACAAGATAAGGGGTTTAAGAATATTAATGGGCATAGGTATGCTTCTGCTGTAACATATGAAAGTTCGCTTAGGACAATGATGTTGAAGATCGACATGAACACATCCATATCCTTTTACCAAGATGTTATAAAGCTTGAGGACCATGAGATTATATCTAATTTTGGTCCTCAATTTTACAATTTGGCTTCTATATAACATAAAATGTCTAGTTCAATATATAAATAAAAACATGTATGTTGAATTGGGATGCTATACACACTTATAACTACATTGATAAGGAGTTTGGGTTGATGTTATGCCGTAACCCTGAGTGGTACCATAACATAGGAGGGGGTAGGTATGAGGCAATAGCAAGGAATTTTGTTGCATATGTGTGCTACAATGACAAACGTCTTATTGATGGTATACTCAGGTGTTGGGAAAAGAGGAAAATGCCAAATTTTTGGAGAACTATCACAGGGGTAGAGTTCTACTACCAAGGGTACCCATACCCAGATTTCCAAGATAAGTTACCTCCGATAAAGGCCAGTCTACACCTATACTACACCCTATTTGCACTCAAGTACTCTGGCGCAAGTAAAAGCGACATTAAAGAATTTATCAGGCATATTCCATTTAGGTTGGCTCCACGTTCATACTTAACATTAGAGTCCATCTTATGGATGATGGTACTTACAAATGGAAGAATTAGTAGGACATTGTACTACATGTACATGATTCCTAAAATGTTATTGAACACTGTGTGGAACCGTCTTATCTATAGAATAGCTGATTTTGAAGAAGAGTATTGTCAGTACTCATGGGTACGAGTACCAAATGATCTAAAGCCTGACAGGATAAAAACCTTAGCCAATATGCTTTACCCTGTTGCTGAACTTCATGGAGTAGCTTGGCAACTATACTTTATGCCAGATGGATGGGCCAAACGAAAGCTTCAATCTATTTGTTTAAAGCTAACACCTAGGTATAACTACGCCATTAAACTTCTATTGGGTAGTACAAAGGGAATTTCTAGGGGTAAAGTATTCAAGTATAGGGCAATGTACAGTAATAGGTGGCATAATGTTTTGAACCCCTGGATAAACAACCGAGATGCTGATATCATTAATGATGATAGTCTTCTTACTCATAATGTGCTAGATGTGGACTATGTTAGGACACTTTTTAACAAAATGACTGCTAAAACAGTGAATAAATAACTAAACAAATACTAAAAAATGGATGATATAGTTTCTATCAAAAAAGTCTTCAGGATAATCGATTCCTGTACTAACGGTAAGCAACTAAATACTTGCATAAAGCTTGCTGAACTATACACTGAGCTAGTAAAGTCTAAGGGGGTAGTTAACCCAACTCTAGTAAAGGAAACCATCTACATAAAGATCAATGAGAAACGTGAAGAACTAAGAATGGCCAATAAATTTTCTCAAAAGGCAAATTTTAACATTATTGGTAATAAAGCAGTTAGTAAAAATTTTGAACTAATGACAACACTCTATACATATCAATTTCCGTTATTACCACAACAACTATGTGAAGAGCCATTTTATGCGCTCAAGGAGGGAAACTCGTAGGTTAGATTTTGTCACAAAATAGAACTACCAAAAACCCTCCAAATTACGGAGGGTTTTTTTATGATTGATCTTTGACATGTTGGTACATCCTTTAGTAGGCTTAAATGCCTACAACACGGCGCCTTGGCAGAGTGGTTATGTGACGGTCTGCAAAACCGGAGACTCCAGTTCGATCCTGGAAGGCGCCTCTAGCTGTAGTGATACAATGGGTTACTTCGTTGCAATGGGAGCAGGTACAATTGTAGGTTCGAGTCCTACTTCCCGATCAAACAACTGCATATCGGGAATGGCGGAATTGGTAGACGCGCCAGACTTAGGATCTGGTGTCGTGAGACGTGGGGGTTCGAGTCCCTTCATCCGCACTAACTGAAACTGGGCTGTTGTGGTTTCTGTTGACTTGGCCAATTAGGACAAGAAGAGTTTTGGCAGTCCACCATGCATAGGTAGCCCAACGGAAGAGGCACATGCCTTAGGAGCATGTAAGTGTGGGTTCGAATCCCACCCTGTGTACAAGTAATGCCTGTGTAGCCCAACGGAAGAGGCCAATGTCTCAAAAATATTAAAGGTGTGGGTTCGAATCCCACCACAGGTACAATTTTAAGCCGTAGACCCAGGGAAGGAGGAATGTCTGTAAAACATGAACTTGTAGTTTCGAGTACTACCTGCGGCACAGAATAGTAGTGAATAGACAAGGGGTACTTCGTGGTGCAATTGGTAGCACATTTGTCTTGTAAAACAAACGTTACGGTTCGAGTCCGTCAACCCCTCTATGAATTTCTCTATTCTACATGCCCTGGTGATGAAACTGGAAAACATAACAGATTTAAAACCTGTCCGCTGAGGGTTCGAGTCCCTCCCAGGGTACACATGCTGCCGTTGGCAAATTGGTTTAAGCCACCAGACCTTCACTCTGGTCATTTGGGGGTTCGAGTCCCCTCGGCAGTACTTTTTTTGTAAAAAACTTCAAAAAATATTTTTTTGCATCGGAAAAATATGTATATTAGCACTATGAAGTTCTACAATTTAATGGAAAGGTATCGAAGTGGTCAAACGAGACAAATCGTAAATTTGTTGGCGCAAATGCGTCTTCGGGGGTTCGAATCCTTCCCTTTCCACCAAGAGTTCTTTTAAAATTATTTTATTATCTTGAATAAATCATCCATATGACATAAATTCGAGATATATAAAATAAAAATGATTTGCGAAAAATGTCAAGCCGAACATGATGGCTCATACGCAAGTGGTAGGTTTTGTTCTTCAATCTGCGCTAAATCTTTTAGTACATTTGCTAAAAGAACTATGATAAATGAGAAAATTAGGGTAAAATTATTAAAACCTAAAACATTTTGTAAAGGTTGTGGAGCTCAATTAAATCGTCCAACTCGTTCAGGATATGGAAAATGTTGTATACACAATTCAGAAGAGTATAGACAAAAATTAAAAAATTCTGTCAAAGGCAAATGCGGTGGATATAGAGAAAACTCAGGAAGAGGAAAAAAAGGTTGGTATAATTCTCCTATTGCAGGCAATGTTTTTCTCCAGAGCAGTTGGGAATTATTATATGCTAAATACTTAGACGAACAGAATATTTTATGGAAACGAAATACCACTAGATTTTATTATAGTGATGGAAATAAACAACGGTATTATATACCTGATTTTTATTTACCTAACGAAAACATTTATATTGAGATAAAAGGGTTTAAGACTACACTGGATGATTTCAAATGGAATTCAGTTAAAAACCTTAAAGTTTTATATGAATTTGATTTAAAACAGTTAAAAATATTATAAATGGTACTCAGTGATGATGTAGTGAATGAAATAAAAACTATTTGGCCTGATAGGTGGCTAAGTATCATTGAGTTTTATTCAAGTAAGGATGCCCAACATAGGAAAGTATACCCATCATTACCCGACAACGTTAAGGACTCATTAGGGGGTATTGATAGATGGTACAATGAACTACTCGATCGTATAAAATCTAAGAAAGAACAGTTGCAGTTTGAACAGGATGTTTGTTCTATGATAATTCCAAAGGACCAGCTGTCTAATGGAGTTACATACATAGCCCTTGATGGAACTGAACACCTAAGTAGGTATGTTGCTGAAGCGACATGGGACTCATCACAAGGAATGTTCATCTATAAGCGTAGCAAGTTTGGGATGGAGTTTGACGATACTATACATCATTTTACTGATGTAGTCAACTCTGGGTTGGCTGGGTTTACACCAATAAAAGAAAAGCAATGAATGAATATGGCGGTTTAGAACTACAATCACTTGAACATTTGCCTTTAACGGATATTGACCACAGTAGTCTTCTAAGTGCAACTTCAGAATGGGTATCCCCTGTAAGACGTATAGATGCCCTAGAGAAGAGGGTAGAAGAACTAGAAGAGCTAGTTAGACTACTTGAGTCTAGGATTTGCCTCGATTCAATCGTAAAAAATAGTCCAAATGGCCAGCATTGATGTAATATGTGAACAGAGCATTACGCTCAGGTGCCATGAATGTGGTAATGAAATCTCAGGGGATTTATCCACCAAGAGAAATGACTATGTAGTATCCGTTGAACTATGCCCATCCTGTAAGTCTGACCTCGAAGAGGAAATTGAGGAACTAAAGAGCAGAGTGAGCGAACTAGAGGATGAATTGGCAGTCTCAAATGAGACGATAGATATAAAAAACGCATTTATAGCTGTACAATTTAATAAGTAATGGGTATGATTAGAAAATTTATCGTAAAGTACTTCGCCCTATCATATAGGGTAAAATTACTCGGGTTAGTTGCATTTTTTCCTAGGGCATCTGCTGTAATAGTACCACTAATTTTAACGCTTATGCTAGGAATGGTAGTAGACTCCTTTATTCTTAGGGCCTTGGCCATTGTTCTGCTAGTTCCATCTATATGGATTTCATTTGATTGGTTTGGTATAGGGTACTTCTCTATTTGGCCAGTAAAATGGAGTGAACTTGACATTGTGCAAAAGTACATTTATGGTGGTCTTCCCGACGCAGAGTCCTACATGAGTATGGATGAGATATACGAGTATAGAAAAATAGTCAAAGAGTTTGATAAGTAAACGTAAGGGAGCTGATCTGGAGCAGAAAAAAACCTGATGACGCGAAGAACAGTAACGTCTATACACAGGCAACGATGGAGGTAATATTGCAATAACGTAATAACTCTAGCACCCTTTTTAAATATTACCAATATGGCAGCAATAGAAGAACTAAACAGAGAGGCCAAACCGTACATTGGTACATTAGTCATCAATGATTTACTTGAAGTTGTCCAACTACTTGGTGTAGAAGAGGACGATGACGATTTTTACTGGGTCTTTGATACCCCTAATGGTATTTGCCAACACTCTTGTGTAGGGACATTCGTACCACTTAAAGGCAATGTTGACGATAATAAGTATAACCGAATGGTGTCAATTTGGAACCTTAATAATTGTTCAGATACACCTGCTGTATGAGAAGCCTAAAGAAGTGTAAAGTTTGTGGGGATAAAACATCTACAATCTTCAATATAGATTTCAAGCCAGTTCACATATGCGAAAAATGTGCAGCCTTAATATTCCTACAACAGGCACAATGGTACGTGTCAGTGACGAATCAAGATAAACAGAATAACCAAAACAAGTAGAGTTATGGATATAAAGTTTATAAAGAATAAAGAAAAAGAGTTTTTATAGGTGTTCAATTTTATTAGTAAACTTATGGATACAACAAGAGTAAGCAACGTTATTGTAGACGGAATAGACATGCATGACTACCCAAAGTTTTGTGATGCATTCATAGTTAGTGCTGACTATGACGGAGAACCTATGGATGAACAACAGTTGGAAGAGCTCAATGAAAATTCTGATTTTGTTCATACTTGCGTGATTGAGCAACTATTCTAATGAATGAAAAAACTGATGCTACACCAGAACTTACGACTCTCATAAACAGATTTAGAGATGAACTTGGTGTAATGAACGACAACTCTAATGTTATATTGGACAAGGTGTACCAAATTAAAGATTTTAGAGAGCCTAAAGAGGACGATTCAGCTAAGTTAAAAGAAAACCCTAACTCATCTTGGGTAGATGAATTTACCTTCTTACTACAACTTATGAAGAAGCATAATGACACCTTATTAGAGGCAAGACGAGGACTAACAAGAATTGTTGGGTAAATTTTTTAAGGGGGTTCTGCCCCCTTAAAACTTTATGTATCCTTACGTATAAAATATAGAAATTATGGAGTTATTCCTACAAATATCATCATTAGGGCTCTATGTATTGAGCTTTTCGTGTTTGTTATGGTCATTCTTTACAAACAAGAAACTTGCTATATTTTTTACTATTGCTGCAATTGCATGTGAGGGTATAAGCAACTTAACAGGCGTTATGGTCCTATTTGTGGGAGGCATTAAGGTCGTATGGGTGCTTTATATATTGTGCTCTTTAATGCTATGGATACAGCTATCAAGAAGGTATGACCAACTAAATGTAAACGAATACTAATATGAATACAGCAAAAGAAGAAATATCGTCATTACTGCATACACGAAATGTTATATGGGAAAAATACCAGGAGTCATGGGTTGAATCTGCAATGAAGTACAGTGAAGAAGAGCCAAAGGAGATTGACATCCTAGGTGAACAGGTTTTATCATTGTTGAAATCTAACAGTGCTGTATTAGATATCGACTTCATTCTAGAATCACTCAGCAAACTTGGTCACGCTCCTAATCTACTGTATGATGATAATGGAAACTGGGCATTAACATCTGATGGAGTTCAGACAATTCCCATAGAGGATGATACCAACGATATTGACCTTTCATTTTGGGTAGAAAAATCCTTATGGAAAGGTTCTATTCGGGAAGCTGTAGACCACTACCTTAACTACCCACAGGGTGAAGAATAAATATTAAGATAGAACAACAGCATATGCTAAGAACCCCGTCATATATAAATTTTACCAAGATACATATAGAGTAAGTACCCAGTGACAAGTGTTGCTTGGCTTGTGTTGTCATCTATTAAAATAAAAATAAGTTGTAGTAATGGAAAATTTAAGCTTGGAACAATTTAAAGACCGTGTTGCAGCATTAGACACCCAAGAGTGGGAGTTCAAGGGCAACAGGCCGGTTATCATTGACTTCTATGCAGATTGGTGTGGACCTTGTAAAACTATTACCCCTATACTTCAAGGTTTATCTGAAGAGTACAAAGGTCGTGTTGATTTCTTTAAGGTGAATGTTGATGAGAACTATGAGTTGTCCTCAATTTTTAACATTCGCAGTATTCCATCTTTGTTATTCATACCTATGAATGCTGCGCCTCAAATGCATGTTGGAATGATTACCAAGGATAAGCTACATGGTATTATAAACAGCTTTCTACTTGTTGGTGAAATGGAAAAAGCCAACATTTAACAAAAATTTAACAGCAAATTGTTTTATAACCAAAAAACTTTTTGTATATTTGCAATATAATAATTAGTTGTAGTGATACACAGGAATACTTCGAGATTTGGATTCTTACAATTAGTCCTGGTAAATTTTCTCAACTACTTTTTATGATTTGTTTATTTAGTTTTTTATTTTTAAGGGTTATTAAGTTGTAGTTAGGATAAGGGTTACTTCGTGCCGGCAACGGCAACCAAATGAAAAATCACCCCATCCATTTTTCTCAGCTTATTCATTGTGAAATATGATGATAAAGGTCTGAGATGTGTCTTAGACCTTTATTTTTTTTTATATAATGTTTAACTAACAAAGTTGAAAATGGCAAAGTACAATGCAAAGAGAGAGCCAGTAGTCAAGGAAACTACTACTCATCAAGGCGGACAGGGTTTTACCCAGAGGCCAGAGGCCGAGTTGGTAGGGCTCCTATCAACAGGTATCCAGAATACTTTCTACGAGAAAGAAGGCGAGCGTGAAGCAAGGTTAAAGACCCTTGTGGACACTATTGCAAAGAATGACAAGGAATTTGTCGCTAAGGCACTTATCTATGCCCGTACAGTATTTGGGCAGAGAACAGTCACCCACTTAGGCGCAGTAAACCTGCTGCCTCACTTAAAGGGTGAAGAGTTTGCCAAGAGGTTCTTCTCTAAGAGAGACCGTAAGCTCAATAAGGGTGGTGTTGTCTACCGTATAGATGACATGGCTGAAATCCTTGCATGCTACATTGCAAAGAATAAGATTGACACCAACGGTAAGTGGACAATGCCAAGGGCAATGAAGATTGGGTTCAAGCTTGCAATTGAGAACTCAGATGCATATGAGTTGGCAAAGTACCAATTAAAGGGTAACAATGTTAGTCTGATTGACATCGTGAACATGGTGCACCCAGCTGAAACAGAACGTAACGGTACTGTTGAAGTTAGTCGTCAGGACTACATCAAGGCAACAAAGGGGTCTAAGTGGTCAAACCAGCCAATACCAGAAGGGGATACAATTAGTATATCAACGCTAAGGGCCCTTGTACTTGGTCTTCTAAAGCAGTTCAATACTGTTGAAGATAAGAACTCAGAAGCTGGTAAGCAAGTCGCTGAAATGGTGAAGACTGGAGAGCTGTCTACAGCTGAAGCACAAAAGGTCCTTACCGAGAAGAAGGCTGATAACTTTGAAGAACTGATCAAGACCAAGAAGATTGGGTACCTTGCATTGCTAAGGAACCTAAGGAACATCATCAAGACCAATGATGAGAGCTTACTTACACAGGCATGTGAACTTCTTGTCAACCAGGCATTCATTAAGAAGTCGCTCGTATGGCCACATCAAATAGATTTAGCAATTGAGGTGATGCTGATTGAGTTCAGCGGAAGACAACTACAAAAGGTAGCTTCTGCTCTGTCTACAGCCTACGAGTTGTCAATTCCAAACCTTAACAACCTACTACCTGAGGGTAGAACAGCCATAGTGTTCGATACATCTGGATCTATGGAATCAGGTGGAAAGGTTTCTATGCCTAATGGAACTAGCCAGGTTAGGATCAACTCTTCTCCAGCCCAGAAGGCCGCCCTAATTGCTGCTACATTTGCAAAGGGTATAGGTGGCGACGTTTACCACTTCGGTACAACTTGCAGAAGGATAACAGGTTTCAACCCAACAGACTCTGTCAACACATTGAAGAAGAACTTCGAGAGTCATAACGGGGAGTGTGGTCACGGAACATGCTACCATGAAATTCTACCAGAGCTTAGCCGTTCAGGAGGAAAGTACGATAGGGTAGTGATCATCACTGACGAACAGGGAGCTGACTCCTTCGAGAGAAGCTACAATGAGTACAGCAAGAAGTATGGTACTCCATATGTGTACTTCATTAACATTTGTGGGTATGGCCCAACAATGGCCAAGGCTGGAAATAGGGTGTTCAGGTTGTATGGGTACAGTGCAGATATCTACGAGAAGATTCCGCAACTTGAGGTCAACATCAACGAAGTGATAGACGCAATCAAGAGAATAGAGATTTAGTAGAGGGTGCTTCGGCACCCTTTTCTTTTATGATAAATATTCTTTGAAAATAAACCAAACGTATGAACTTTAAACTTCGCAAACACATTCACAACATTGAGAACTTTATCATTGGAGTAGTATTCACTATTAGATGGGTACTTAGGCTTAGGAAATCAACTCAAAGGTGCTTCGAGCCTGACTATGACAGGAGTATTTCGTTCTTTGACGACTTTTGTTCTTCTCACTTAGACTTAACACGATGGAATAATGGAGACGGAATGCTCAAACTAAATAGGAATGTAGCTTCACTATGTGAAACTGACAAAAATCTCAAGATACACGATAGCATAGCAAAGTTCTATGTAAAAGAACTAAAGGGTGTTTACCAGAATTGGGATGGACCATTTGAGTACAACTATACACATACAGCCATTAGTACAGACGGTAAATTTGAACAAATCTATGGTAGGTGGGAAGCATGCATTAAAGTTGCCAACAACAAGAGGTTATGGCCAGCATTTTGGTTATTGAGTACACCATGGGTAGATAATAGGCGTTCTCAAGATAATAAGTACAGCATACTACCAGAAATTGATATCATAGAGCACTTTGGTGGAGAACATAGAAAATATGCAGTTCACCTACCATTTTGGTAAATCATATGAAAAGGGCGAGCATTTCCAACTACCAACAAGCATAGCATTCATAGACTTCTCTAAAGGGTTCTACGTTTACTCGATAGAATGGACTGCTAAAGGTATAAAATGGTATGTGAATGGCGTCCTCGCAAAAATCCTTAGGTTTAGTATGATAGAAGACATTGCTGATGTTGCAAATAAGCCAGCATTCATCATACTGAATGATGTTGTCAATTCATCATTTGGAGATAAGTACAAACATAAGTACAGTCTTCCTGATGGAATGGAAGTTGATTGGGTAAGGGTTTATAAACCTGAGTAAGTAGGCAAATTTGCCTACTTTTTTTATGCCCATATTTTTTTGTATCAATATTTTTTGTATATTTACAACATAAACTTTGCACTTTATGCATAATGAAAAGGTAGACATATTGACATTGGAAGATTTTGAACAAATACCTAGAGGAGAGGTATTTGCCACAGGAGTTCTCCCTAATTCTCCTGATGGAATATTCATGACATCAGATGGTGGAGAACTAAGATGGGTAGCAAAAAGGGGATTTGGTAATGATTGGGCCATTTATTGCGGCTGGTCTTCACACTCACCCGAATGGGTTACATCCCATGGAGATAAGGTGTACACAACCGAGTACATTAAACGTTGTGTACCTTGCGATTCTAACGTTCTAAAACTTTACAGATTTTAAAAAAATAGCCATGAAATTTTTTCGTATCATATTTTTAGTTATATTTGCTGTTGTGTTGTTGTCTGGTTGTTACAGTAAGGGGCACTCAGAACTTGTCATTAATGGTTCTGAGTCCTCTTTACCAGACGAAATCAAAGGCCTTAATATTTACAAGGTCAAGATTGACCAAATGGAACCAGCAACAGTGGCCATACTGAATGGAGTTATAACAACAGGCGGTAGGAGAACAGGAGTAACAATTGTGCTGCCCTACGACACAATAAAGGCCAATACAGTTCTGTATGAAACTGATGGAATACTAATTATTAGAAAACTAAAACCTGAGTAATATGAACTACATTTTTTCAATTGTATTCTTTGGCATTTTGGCATTCGTAGCCCAAGTAATTAAGTACTTTTCGTCAGATGCTGATCTACTATTTGGACTTACTGTCGCACAAATAATCATATGCGTTATAATGGTAATTATAGTTGTGGCAGCATTCTTTACCAACCTTATGTACAAACAAGAGTTCCTTGAAGAAGTAAACTCAGCAAGGGCCATGATAAAAAAATTAAAATCCAAATCTGAAGAGGTCAAAGGTCTAAAAAACTACTATGAAATGGGAATTATGAAACTTTATCCCGAACATGAGAAGCAAATTTACTCTATGATAACTTCTGATAGGCCTAAAGAGCTTATAGCACTTATGGAGAATTTCCCTGAGCTTAAAACATCAAATATCATAGAGGCTATGACCACGAAGATGACGAGCGCTATAAGTTCATACTATTCGTATAAACGTGAAATCATCGACAAGATTAATGACATAGAGAACCTTTCCATCAATAGGTGGTCATTATTTGAGCTAACAGTACCAACTGATATTACAGAATTTGAAAAAACTTTCATAGATGAAATATAGAATGTACTTTTTTGTCCCCTATAACTTATCCCCAATACAGCAAGGGATCCAGGCAGGACACGCAGCACTTGAGTACGCTAGTAAATTTGGTAACAATGATGACTACAAGTCATTTGTAACCAATGATAAAACTTGGATTATCCTAAATGGCGGCACTACTAATAACAACATGTTTGGCACCATGCAGGATATTTTGATGGAGTTGCATTCAATAGGTGTAAATCTATCCATATTCCAAGAGCCTGATATAAATGATGCCCTAACTGCCATATGCTTTTTGACCAGTGAAGTTGTTTGGGACTATGAAACTTACCCAGATTTCTACGACTGGTTGACACAATCATACCCTGAATCTTTTGACACTGCATTAAAGTACAAAAAGCACCAAGACTTATTGGACAATGAGTACTATAAGGAATGGATGGGATTAATGGGTGAAAAAAACGTACTGTTAAGAAACCTACTTAAAAATAAAAAGCTTGCATAATGAAAAACGTATCAGGAAACGCAAATTGGTTCGATAGTCATAAAAGCGAACAATCAGATGAACAAAAACAACGCAGTTTATCTGAACAAGAGGTGACAGATTTTTCCAACGCCTACTTAGAGCTTTTAGCCCAATCACAAAAGTTGTATGAAGATAAGCCATTAAAAATTCTTCATGACATAAAAATTGTGTTGGGTTCTATCAAAGAGGACATGAAAGAACTTGCCATTTTGGCAAAGAATAATAACCCAAACTAAATAAGCAATGAACAAAAAAGGACTATTAGCAGGGCTTATCTTTAAAGATGAACCTGCAACAGAACAAAAGGAGCAAGCCCCTGCGCAACAGGCTGCTGCCCCAACTTCAACACCAAAAATAGCGTCACAAGGCACTATACAGGGTGTGGCGGATAATAAGTTCATACAGATGCTTGAAGAGGTAATCGCACAGAACAACATTCCAGGCCAAGACTACTTTGAGTTTAAACAGGCCATAGAGAATATGGGTTCGATTGTAATGGACGATAAGACTAAGTTCTTAACTGTTTACAATGTATTATCCCTGCAAGGATGTAACAAGGACGTTCTTTTAAGTTCTCTTGCTATCATAGAGTCCAATATCTCTGATATTGAAAAGAGCAAACAAATTGATAACCTTATAGCTACATATAGAACGAACCCACTGGTTGATGCAGCAGACGCCTTTGCAAAAGCTTTCAATACTGATTTCCAGTTCGCTTATAATGGTATTAAGAATGCTAGACTTACAACACTTGGAGATAACAGAGACTTTTTTGGTTTGAATTCCCTATACCAAGGAATAACGGGAGAGCAGCTTTACAGTAAAATGTCAATTGTGTATGGTCAAATTGGGTTAGCAAAAAATCCTGTTGCATGGAGAAATATATCGAATACTTCTATAGTTGAAGCAATGAATATTACAACAAACCAAGAGTCAGAGGGTTCTGTTAAGTTTACAGCTGCTACGCAGGAGATTAAACAGAAGGAGGCTATGTCAAATAAGACTATTACTATTAACTTTGACAATAATTCTTCTACTCTAAGTGATGATGCAATGGCCACTATTGACCGAGAATTTGTTAATATAGCCAAAACATTTACTAAAGCTAGAATTAGGATTGAGGGTAACACTGATGCTGTTGGGAATGCTTCTTATAATAAATCACTTTCACAAAAACGTGCACAGGCTGTTGCTAATTACCTTATCAAAGAGTACGGTTTTGACCCTAACAGATTCATAGTAGTTGGCAATGGAATGAATAAGGCCATCGCAGATGGAGTATCTGGAAGTAATGAATTCTACAGACGTACGGATTTCCAACTTATTGAAGACTAAAAAATTACAAATACTAAAGGGGCATTCCTTGCCCCTTTTTTAAACCTTTCAACTATGCAAAGCTTTAAATTTTTATTGTTCATTATAGTTCTAGGGATACTTGGATACGTACTATTCCCAGTTGTTGTATTTACTTTTAAAGTTGTAATTGGAATTGTAGGTCTTGTGATCCTTATTGCTGGAGGTGCTGTGGTGTACGCAGTGCTTAAACACCGAAAATGATATGATAAGTATTCTTAAAATCGAAGGTGAAATTTCAAAGAGACAGAGTTTAATCATTTCTGTCATAGGGCTTGTCCTACTTATGTTAGTGTGGCAAGTAGTATCATCTACAGGAGCAGTAACCAGTTCTATCCTTCCTTCTCCATTAAGCGTACTCTACTCGTTCGTTGAGTTGTACAGGGAATATGACCTAGTAGGAAACGCCTGGTTCTCTATAAAACTTAACCTACTTGGGTACATTGAGGCTATACTCATATCAATTCCAATAGGATTTGCTATGGGGCTTATACCTGGTGTTAGAAGTTTAATAAGTAAGTACTTTGACGCATTTAGGTTTCTTCCTATTCCAGCTATTAGTGGAATATTCGTTGCCCTATTCGGTATGGATGTTGCGATGAAGGTTCATTTTTTATCATTTGGAATTATGCTGTACCTGATTCCGGTTATAGTACAACGGATTGATGAAATAGAACAAACACATAAGCAGACCATCACTACATTAGGTGCTACTCCTTGGCAAAAAATTAGGCATCTTTACTTCCCATACGCAATGTCTAAAATTTCTGATGATATCCGTGTTTTAGTAGCAATATCGTGGACATACATAGTCATTGTGGAGTTACTAAATAAAGAGGGCGGATTAGGTGCACTCATATTCTTGGCCAATAAACAGAGTAAGGCTGAGTATGTCTATGCTTTGGTCTTAGTTATCATAGCCTTTGGGTACATCCAGGACCTCTTGTTTAAACGAATGGATAAGGCTATATTTCCATATAAGCATGATGGACAAGTTAAGAAAAGCATGTTATCTAACATTATAAAGGACAAGTAATGGGACTATTCAATAATACTACAAATGGTCCATCCACTAGACAAGGCGCTGGACTAATGGACTCAGTCATAATGACTGCTGATGTTACACCAAATGTGAGCAATGTCATAAGCCTTCGCAATATAAACCAAGTGTATAAGTCTGGCGATAAAAGTACAACTATTTTCGAAGACTTCAACTTTGACATTGAGGATATTCCAAATGAGGGACAGTTCATATCGCTACTTAGTAAAAGTGGATGTGGAAAATCTACTATACTAAGGTACATTGCAGGGTTACAACAACCAACAAAAGGGGATGTTTACCTTTATGGTAAGAAGATGACTGAGAAGGACCACATACCTATGGTGTTCCAACAGTACAGTTCATTTCACTGGAAATCTGTCATAGAGAACGTGGCGTTACCTTTACTGTTAAAGGGTGTTAATAAAACAGAGGCATTTGATAAAGCAGAAGAGATCATAAAACTCGTAGGTCTATCTGGGCAAGAAAATAAGTGGGCAAAATACCCATTACTATCAGGAGGACAACTCCAAAGAGTTGCCATAGCAAGAAGTCTTATTGCTAATCCACAGATTCTTCTTTTGGATGAACCGTTCTCAGCGCTTGATATTAAGAACCGGAATGAACTGCAAAATGTTCTTCTAGAACTATTCTACTCTGATAAAATTGATGTTACATTCATCTTGGTAACGCACGATATTAGGGAGGCTGTTTACCTATCAAATAGGTTGTATATCATGAAGAGTAACCCTGGTGAAATTCATAAAGAGTTTAAGATTTCGTTTGGAAAAAAACGTCGCACTCATGAAACTAAGTACTCTTCAGATTATATAAGCATAACAAGAGAAGTTGAAGAAACATTTAACTCAATATCCTAACTATGCCAAACTGCGACATACACATATCCTATATGAATATAGCTATAGAAATATCTAATAGATCTTATGCTAAACGTTCAAGAGTAGGGGCCATTATAGTTAAGGACCATTCCATTATATCAGATGGGTATAATGGAATGCCTTATGGGTTTGATAATGAGTGTGAAACAAATGATACTACTAATTCAGAAGTTATACACGCAGAAGCGAATGCTATTTGTAAAATGGCAAAGCATACATTGTCATCAGATAATGCAGACCTCTATGTCACAATGTCTCCTTGTGTTGAATGTGCTAAATTAATAATTCAATCTGGCATAAAGGCTGTATACTTTAGTACAAGGTATAGAAACTTAGACGGCGTAAATTTTCTTAAAAAAGCGAATATAAAGGTTTTCGAAAAAAATCAAGAAAGCAATAATTTTTGCGAATATATAGAGTAAAATGGGTTTAAGAGAACATTTATTATCTGGCAAAAAACTTACGCACAATTCTCCCCTTTATAAGGAACTATTCAGTTATGTTTCAAAATGAACTTAGCATGGTTTTTATTACTTGTTGTATGGTGGGAGGTTTGTGCGCTGGCTTCCGTTTGCCGCTTCTTTTGGTGTCGAGTTACAATAAACATCTAGCGGCAAATGGCAAATAACGGTTGGGTGTATGAAAGGTTTGCTTGTATAAACTTTCAAATCATTACAACTGATTATAGCAAACTTTCTTATACACCTTGTTATATGCTGTGTGGAAATATACCACAAAACTTGATACGAAGAACTAAATCTTTTTGTTTTATTTTTGTGGGAGGGAATTTAAAATTTTAATATTTATATATAAAGTAAAATATATGGAGAAAGATATGAAACTAAGGAAATTTATAGCAACTACTATACGTGAATATTTGAATGAACAAAAAGAAACGTTAGAAAATGTTAAGTTAAATGATAATTTTTGGAAGTGGTTTGGAAATAGTAAGGTTGTTGATAATAATGGTAATCCACAAATATTTTATCATGGAACTGATGCTTATTTTAATGAATTTAAAATTGACCCTAAATTACAAAAATTTGGATGGACAGAAGGAAAGGGTTTTTATTTCTCAAAAATAAAACCACTTGCTTATGGTAAAAACATTATTGCTTGTTATTTAAAAATAGAAAAACCTATTTATGGGATGAATTATATTTTTAATAAAGTCGAATTGTCTAAATTAGGGTTTTATGATAAACCTTTAGTGAAAAAAGAAACTACTGAATATGGAACATACATTACAATACAAACACATCCATTGTTGTCCCCAACTATTGACTTAAACACTGATGAAAATACACCTATTGAAAATTATAAACCTGTAATAAAACCCATTACTTATAAAGGAATAATCGGGATGTTTGCACATCTTTATCCAAAATTTGATATTGTTGACTCAATAAAGAATAAATTAAACTATGATGGTGTTATTTTTAATTCGATTGATAATAGTAATGTGATTTGTGTTGTTTTTTACGAAAATAACATTAAATCAATAGAAAATGATGGAACTTGGGATATAAATGATAATAATATATATTCTTAATTTTGTGTGATAGAAAAAAAAAATAAAACAAAAAGATTATAACCACGAAACTTAATACGAAGCAGAAACGTTGCATTGCATATAACGGTTACAGATATGCCCAGTTTGGGATTAAGTAGTAGAAACTTTAAATTATAGATAAAATGAATAAAGAAAAACAAGAGTGGGATAAACATCTAACACCCAAATTGGGTATATCTGATGTTATGCAACGTGCTTTAGATTGGTGGCACGGATTACCCATACAGAATTTACGAGATATGAATGATAGTTGGGTTGGTTACTTATGGAAATATTATCCTGATAAATCACATCCGTATCATTTAACAGGTGAAGAAGTGCAACATATATATGAGAGTGAGCATGTTGCATAACGGCTGCGGC